CCTGATAGCCTGAATATACTTTTCGTGGAACTCGTTCAATTTATCAAATGGCACGGAAAGGACTCCTCCGTCCATGAGCACATGTGATAGATTGGTTGCATTATTAAATTTTTGTTCTTTGCACCACCTTTTAAACATACCTTTGTATCGCGTCTAACCTCTAAACCACCTCATCACAGAAACATCTCTATATTCCCTACTTTCAGAAAGTTCTTTCTTGATGACGAGGAGTTCATAGACTTTCTTTTCCTCATTCTCCTTAATCCATTCCTCTATTTCTTCTTCACAGAGACCTCTGTTTGATTTGAGGAGCTCTCCAATCTGCATTAAAATGTAAGACTTTGACTTCATTCTACTTAATAGAGAATGTTTTTCTATTGAGAGAACTCACACACGAGTAAAACTCTGGATTTCTGAGGACATTGTCCACGATGAGTTTCCATCGCTTGCGGGTATTGAACTCCTCGAGGGTGTCAAAACTCATGTAGTCATTTTCATCAAAAGTTTTCTTTATTGGTTGTTTATTAATCTTCTTAAGATTTGTCTTTTGTTTTTCTTCATAAAACTTCTTTACGAGTGTCTGTTGTTGTGGTTTGGTGTAGTCCACAAAAAAGATGAAAACATTATATTCCAAATCCACCGTTGGACTCTCTTTGACTGTAAATTTAAACTCCGTATACTCACCGTTTTTGAGGGCAACCACACCACGGGTCTCTTCCTCGAGTTCACGAAGAGCGCAGCGAAGAGGGTTGAAAATCTCCCGTCGTCTACACCCCCCTGTGACAAAAATCCAATCCTTAAAACGCCGATCCCTCACTGTGAGGAATTTAGGCTTTTCATCGGCAAAACTGACCGGTATCGCTATAGCTTTGTATTTTTTCATTGCGCATTCGCAAGTTATAATAACTGAATATGTTTATTCTTCCACATTTTCTTCGGCATCTTCCTTTTCAGTTTCTGGTTCAGCTTCGGGTGTGGCTTTCGCTTCGGGTGCACTGAGACGATGCACGAGGTGGGCTGAGAAATTCTTAAGATTTTCAACATCTTGTTTAGCCTTGTTCATCTCCTTAAATAGGAAGACAACACCGGCAATCGCCACAATTGTGGCGATCATCATAAGGGTTTCACGGTCCATTGGAATCATTATAGTCTATACGCGATTCTTCTTTTTAAGTAAGAGCACCCATATGTGTTCTGCCTGAGGGAGGGCATTCATAAGGTGATTGAGCAAACTGCACGGCTTCGTAATGCGTAGGTTCACAAGACTTTTGAGTTGGTGGTGTGGGTTGACCGACAAACTTTTCAAGTGTCCTGGATTTGGGATCGTACGTCAATACAAAAACGATGGCGAGAAGGAAAACTAGGTTCCACATGTGTTTTATTAATTAGTTAGAATATAAAAGTCCACCCATACCATTCTCAATGCGGAGAATGTTGTAGTTGACCGCGTAGATGTCATCATCGCAGTCCCGGGTGTCATTCACGATGCGAGCCGAATCAAGGCGGGAGAAGTTGAGGGTACCAGTTGGTTGCAACTTACCGGCATCCAAGCAGAATGGGTACACAAAGAGTGTCTTGAGGGTCGCTGGCTTGGCCGCATTTGTGGTGTGGAAGTAGAGTGGGACGTGGGAGAAGTTTGGATCCGCAAATTTGAAGTCCGCGACATCGGTCCCGTTGATTTGGAGCTTGAGCTTGTTGTCGTCATTGAGGATCTCGAGAGCCGACGCCTTACCAGCCGCCAAGTATTTGACTGGGTGATTGAAGTTGAGCTCTTGGATCTTGGTCGCAGAGGCGGTCGCCTTTTGGACTTGGGTGATGATCATGTTTTGTGGCTTGGAGGCGAAGAACTCGCGCTCTTCGGTATCCAAGTACACATAGTTCGCGTAGACATCCCACTTATCGGTGGCAGCATCGGAGCCCCAAGTAATGCGAAGTTCCACATCGTGGTACTGGAGAGCAATGAGGGGAAGGGCGGTTTGGAGGTTTTCGCAGAACGCGAAGCGGAGGGGGTAGAATCGGGAAGTGTTGGCACCACCGAAAAGGTCACCCGAGACGGACTTGGAAGAGTTTGTGGCGGAGAGCACAGGGGCGATGAGGGTGGAGTAGGTGGAGTCCTGGTCATCAATGACTTGGCCACCCACGAGGAGTTCGATCTTATCGATCTTTGTGCGCCAGTCGGCGGCACTGTATCCCTGGGCCGCGGAGCCGTCATTGGGGACAAGGTACACATAGCTGAGGAGATCCCCCTTGCGTTCAAAGCGGATGGTGGACATACCCCCATTAGAGACATTCCCCTGGATCACTTGACGTTCCACAGTTTGGGAGAAGTTTGTGTGTCGCTTGTAGGTTGAGCGGAAAAAGCTGATTTCAGGTTGACCGACAAGGTGCGCATCCTGAGCACCGACGGCCACGAGTTGAGCGATACCACCAGACATTTTATAGTATAGCGAGAGTTTTTTTTAAGCTTGACAAAGTCTGGATCTTATCAAATTGGTGTTTGATAAGGTCTTTTTTTATGTACGAGTCACTGCGTCGCTCGGGACTTTAGACCAACTTCGCCGAGACAAGCGCCGCCTTGTAGCTGCCATGGTCCACGAGGGTGTACACTGGCACCGTATTGGCAGTCTCTTCCCATACGATTTGTCCGTTTTCATCGAGGACATCCACGAGTTCTTCGATGACGATTTGTTCATCGTGTTGTGGTATCTGTCTTTTTGATTTAGACGATCTTATACTTATATATTTTTTGCTTGTACCCAGAGAATATGTAGCTTTTTCTACATCGTCAAGTGTATTGTAATCCTCAACACTAATTTCACTCAAGTGTTTGACTGACGTATCACTCTCGGGAAGTGTATGGTATTTCTCTTCACTGACTTCAGTCTCGCCTTCGTAGTATCTCGTTTCTGTGTAAATATTACTATCTCGTGTAACTTCTTTGAAATATATAGGTGTTTCATCGACACGTGTCGTGAATGTCGATCTTCTTTCATAGTCATGAAGTCCAATCTCATATGATTCATCATGGACGTAATACGTTACATTCGAAAGTTCCCTCTTGGGTACGCGAATGGGTCGCTGTGCGGGTTCCGTGAAATCACAGTCTTGGGTCACCTTGGCGACCGTAGAGCTTCGGAGAAGATCGTCACCCTGTTTTTGGGTGTAACCCGGTGCCACATTGGAGGTCGTCACGAGATCCCCAGACCCGAGGGGTCCACCCACATCCGTCACCCATATTTGTGTGTCACCTGTCGTGTCCACGAGCGTGTCGTAATCGTTGGTGTCTGTCTTTTTGTCTGAAACAACACCGTACCACGCCCTGTCCATGTAGACATTCGACAGCGCCACAGTGGGAGTCACATTCGTTTTATGGGTGTTAGTATTGGCACTCACGACGAGACCCGCGATGTTTTGACCCCACGCGTTCGAGACGGTGGTCTTTGAACGAGGAAGTTCGGTCACGATCTCTTGAACACCCTTCACGAGGTAAGGGACCATTTGCATATAATCAACTGTTGCGATGCCATCTCCCCACACAGAGTAATCTGGGTCTTGGGTGGGATCGTCACTCGGAGGTGGTGTATACTTTTCAATATCACCCGCTTCGGGTGGTACTCCAACAATATGTCTAAGTTCCGGAGCGCTATAATATATCTCTTGCGCCATGAGACCTGACTCAAGACTCCAGTTCTGTTCTGGAGCGTATGGATCTAATTTCGTTCGCTTGAGATAGTTTTGTGGTCTCAACTTTGACAATGTCTTGACGGCGCCCGTAATAACCGTTTCGTCATCTTTTACACGATCGTCAGATGAGGTATAGGAGACTTCACCCGTGCTAGTGTTATATCTCATGTAGTAAGTTCCACCTTGGTTTCTTAAAGATGAGGTACTCACATAAAAAGAGCTGCCGGGTTGACTGTACTGACCCGCTGCATACCCGAGGGCGATGGCGTAGGTGCCTTGGTTAAACTGAGCCGCATAGGGGCCCACCGCAGTGCTTAATTGAGCTTGAGAGGTCTTACCCGCTTGGATCCCCATAGCGACGCAGGAGGCGCCTTGAGTGTAGGTGCCCGCTTCTTTCCCCACAGCGACGGAGGAGTTGCCTTGATTTTGATACCCCGCGAGGTACCCCACAGCGACGGCGGTGGTGCTTTGATTTTGAAAACCCGCGGCGTTCCCCATAGCGACGGTGCTGGTGCCTTGATTATTCTGACCCGCTTGGACCCCCACAGCAGTGGCGGAGCCGCTTTGATTTTGATACCCCGCACTATTCCCCACAGCGGTGGCGTTGACACCCTGATTTTGATACCCCGCGGCGTTCCCCAAACCCGTGGCGGCGGAGCCTTGAGAGGTCTGACCCGCAGTGTACCCCACAGCGGTGGCGTTATTGCCTTGAGCGGTGTTACCCGAGGTGCTCCCCACAGCTACGGCGTCGTAGCCTTGACCGGTGAAAGCCGCATTAACTCCCACAGCTACGGAGTTGACGCCTTGAGTGACCTTACCCGCATTAACTCCCACGGCGACACCGTTTTCGCCTTGATTAGTGTTACCCGCGTCGTCCCCCACCGCGACGGCGTTGACGCCTTGACCGGTGTAACCCGCATTAACTCCCACAGCGGTGGCTAGGGTGCTTTGGTTGAGATGACCCGCGGAGGCACCAATGGCGGTGGCATAGATGGCTTGATTACAGTAACCCGCATTTGCTCCCACAGCGGCGGTGGAGGCGGCTTGATTGGCCACACCCGCATTAACTCCCACAGCGACGGCGGAGCCGCCTTGAGAGGTTTGACCCGCGGCGTACCCCACAGCGACGGCGTAGGTGCCTTGAGCGGTGTCACCCGCGACGTACCCCATGGCGATGGCTTCGGCGCCTTGATTATAGCGAGCCGTGGCACGTCCTATGGCGATGGCGTCGACGCCTTGATTGAGCCGACCCGCATCAAATCCCACGGCGACGCCGTTGGTGCCCTGATTGTGCCGACCCGCGTTGATCCCCAAAGCCGTGCCGTAGTTGGCTTGATTATCCCGACCCGCGAGATGTCCCATAGCGACGGCGTAGGTGCCTTGATTGCTGTAACCCGCTTCCCTCCCCACGGCGACACCAGATGGACTTTGAGATGTTTGACCCGCGAGGTACCCCACAGCGACGGTGTAGCTGTCTTGAGCCGTCTGACCCGCTTGCCTCCCCACAGCGACGGCGTAGGTACCTTGATTGTGCTGAGCGGAAAACAGCCCTATAGCGACGGTGTCATCACCTTGAGAGATCTCACCCGAGAGGCGCCCCACGGCGACGGCGTTATTGCCTTGACTGGTCTTACCCGCACTACTCCCCACAGCGGTGGAGTAGACGCCTTGAGAGGTCTGACCCGCGGTGTGTCCCACAGCGGTGGCGCCGACGCCTTGACCATTGTTACCCGCAACAGGTCCCACAGCGACGGCTTGGGTGCCTTGATTCTGATATGCCGCGCTAGCTCCCACAGCGACGGCGTAGGCGCCTTGAGACGAATACCCCGATGCGTAACCCAAAGCGGTGGCTTCCGTGCCTTGAGTGATCTGACCCGCAGCGTTCCCCATAGCCGTGGCGTTGGTGGCTTGAGCGGTGTTACCCGCATTAACTCCCACAGCGGTGGCGTTGATGCCTTGACCGGTGTAACCCGCTTGGATCCCCACAGCGGTGGCGTTGGCGCCTTGAGAGGTCGCACCCGCAGAGGCTCCCAAGGCAGTCGCTTGAGTACCTTGAGCCGTCTTACCCGCATAGATACCCACAGCGACGGCGCTGCCGCCTTGATTGGTCTCACCCGCATTTGTTCCCACAGCCGTGGCGGAGGCGCCTTGAGCAATGGAACCCGCGACGTAACCCACAGCGACGGCGTAATTGCTTTGAGAGGTCTGACCCGCAGTGTTCCCCAAAGCTACAGCGCTCTCGCCTTGATTGTACCGACCCGCGCTGAGCCCCGCGGCGGTGGCGTAGAGGCCTTGAGCGGTCTCACCCGCAGCGTTCCCCACAGCGACGGCGTTGGTGCCTTGAGAGGTCTCACCCGCATTAACTCCCACGGCAGTGGCGTATTGACCTTGATTGAGCCGACCCGCATCGCGTCCCATCGCAACAGTGTACCCACTTTGTTCTGTATTCCCAGCTAAATATCCCACAGCGACGGCGTAGAGGCCTTGGGAGGTTTGGCCCGCTAAGCCGCCCACAGCCGTAGACCAGGAACCTTGATTCTGTTTTCCCGCATTAACTCCCACAGCGACGGCGCTGTCGCCTTGATTTTGATAACCCGCGACGTTCCCCACAGCGATGGCGTCGTTGCCTTGATTTTGATACCCCGCAATCCTCCCCACAGCAGTGGCGGAGGTGCCTTGATTTTGATACCCCGCTTGGATTCCCACAGCCGTGGCGGAGGTGCCTTGAGAGGTCTCACCCGAATTATATCCCACAGCGGTGGCTTGGGTGGCTTGAGAGAGCCGACCCGCATTCCTCCCCACAGCGACGGTCCGAAGGCCTTGAGCCGAATACCCCGCTTGGATTCCCATAGCGGCGGCGTCGTTGCTTTGAGAGATCCAACCCGCTTCTCTCCCCACAGCGACGGCGTTTTGGCCTTGATTTTGAAACCCCGCTTGGAACCCCACAGCGGTGGCGTAGAGGCCTTGACCCGTCTCACCCGCTCGGCGCCCCAAAGCGGTGGCGTAGTCGCCTTGAGAGGTCTGACCCGCAAGGTTCCCCACAGCGGTGGCGTAGCTGCCTTGAGCCGTCGCACCAGCACTCGCCCCGATACCCACCTTTCCATTGCCATCATCCGCTTTAATGAATACTTGGTTATTCATCAAAATGTTACTCGTGACATCAATGTCGCCAGCGAAACTTTGAATATTCGTCGACGCCATATGTGTTACTATTACAGTATAATTTTTTTGATTGGGTTTCCCTCAAAAAAATTATAGGTGTGTGGTCTGAAGAGACATAGATTAATAACCAAATACAATCTTTTCGGTTGTATCTTGAACAACATTTGCCACGGCGCCAGCTGATTTCGCTGTCGTGTATTCCACAAATATATGGTATTCCCCAGCGGTATCGATCGCACCTGAGGGCTTTAGAGCCACCGTAGTTTTATCTGTAACCACAGCGACGCTCCATGGATTTGTACTCGCTGGACCGAAAACCTGTACAGATCCCGTCTGAATATCACTCGCTGGAAATGTTCCAGCTTTGTTACCACCACAACACACGAGTGATATTGTACTTATCTCATCATCACCCTCAATGAGTTGTGCGTCAATCTTGGCACTGAATGATTCATTTGTAAAGCACACATTAATTTGGGGTTGTTCAGTGTTTCCGATTGTACCCGAGTATGCGTATGTCTTCTTCGTGACACCCGCGGTATTCGTGATGAGACCCCCAGAAATGTAGACATTTGCCGCGTGGACATTTGTTTGTGTACTGAGACCACCCGCCACAGTGAGTGCCCCCGTTGTTGTTGAAGTGGCTTGGGTTGTGTCCGTTATAGTAACACTATCGGCTTCTACATCTTCGAAGTTAGCATGTGTAGCATGTATATCTCCGGAAATACCGACACCACCGGTTACGACTAGAGCACCACTTGTTTTATTTGTAGCAGCTGTGGCATTAGTAACGGATGTTACACCATCTAGGGTGGCCGCAGCACCATAAAGATCCCCAGAAATACCAACACCACCAGTTACGACTAGAGCACCACTTGTTTTATTTGTAGCAGCTGTGGCATCAGTGACCGAAGTCACACCATCTAGGGTGGCCGCAGCACCATAAAGATCCCCAGAAATACCAACACCACCCGAAACGATGAGAGCGCCACTTGTTTTATTTGTAGCAGCTGTAGAGTCCCAAACTTTAGCAACGCCACCAACATTTAGTTTTTCTTGGGTACTCATCCCACCAAGAACCCGAAGAGCACCCGAAGTTGTGGTTGTAGAAGTTGTGGCGTCTGTAATATTGACACTGTCCGCTTCTACATCTTCAAGGTTCGCATGTGTTGCGTGAATATCCCCCGAAATACCAACACCTCCAGTCACCACAAGAGCACCACTTGTTTTATTTGTAGCAGCTGTGGCATTGGTGACCGAAGTCACACCATCTAGGGTAGCCGCCGCACCATATAGGGGACCTGAAATACCAACACCACCACCTACGACGAGAGCCCCCGTTGTCTTGGAAGTGGAGGTGGTTTCATCACTAATAGTTGCGTTGTGTGCGGTAAATGTACCAACATTGGAAGTTCCGTGGACATCTAGATCATATGCGGGTATGGCTGTTTTGACGCCAACTCTATTTCCAAATGTACCACCTTCGTAAACAGTTAGATTGTTTTGTACAAGGACATTACCGATTAGATCAATTTCTAGAAGGGTGCCATCATCGTGTTGATGATGTATAATGTGGTCATCTGTAAATGTGTTTTGTGTGTACGCAATAGAAAATCTGTGTTCATCCGCGTGATGTATGAGGGCAATATTGGCGTATGTACCATCATCTTGATGTTCAATTATAATCCCTGAGTCGAGACCAGAAGTACTATTGTTTGCACCAATACCGAAAATACGATCTTCGATGGTGACACTGTTTGAAGCTATGATTGTAGTATTACCACTGAGTGTGATGTTACCCAAAAACTCCGCCTCACTCGCAGAGATTACATATTTACCCCCAGGTGTAACATATACGGGAGACTTCACAAAGTAACCATTTGTATTAACCATTGGCAGGTATTTGTTATTAAGATCTGCGAGACCAGTCACAGAAACATTACTTCCAATGTTAACATTTCCAGTCGTTATGAGTTGAGTTGTATAAATATCACCTGAGACTCCAACACCACCCGTAACGACAAGGGCACCATCCGTCTTGCTCGTGGCATCCGTCGCGTTGGTGACAGAAGTCACACCATCTAGCGTGGCCGCCGCACCATATAGGGCGCCTTGTATGCCAACCCCACCCACAACCTGGAGGGCACCAGAACTCTTTGAAGTGGCCTCGGTTGAGTCACTGATAGTCGCATTATGCGCTGTAAATGTGCCAACATTTGAAGTACCGTGAACATCCAAACTGTATGCGGGTGTATCGGTATTTATACCAACACGACTTGTCTCTGTATCTACATACAAATTGGCGACTTCACCAACTTCAAAGTCCGTGCCATTTTTTAGTTGGAAAAGGTCACCACTGTGACGCAAACTGATTACCTGAGAACCATTTGTTACAAGGGCAGTCTCAATGGTACCATATTCAGCACCTTGGGTCGCTGTTTTGATTTTACCTGTAATCTTACCAAACAACTGATTATTTCCACCGTCATGTTTACCATCAAAGCGAATTTGACCCAAATAATTTCCATTTGAACCCGTTTGATCACGATACAATGAGAACTCTGGGCTCGCCGTGGAGCCAGCTTTATCTATAGATATTGTCGTGGTTTCACCAAACACATGGAGATTAGATCCAGAAAGGGGTGAAGCTGTGCCTATACCAACATTATGTTGTGTTGAATTAACTTTGAGAGTTGTAGAATCAACTGTAACATCTCCAGCTACAACGAGATCACCGTGGAATCCATCACCAGATGTAATACTCACACCCCGTAGAGTCACAGCATTTGCCACAGTGTTGCCAGTATTCACAACTTGTTGGAGAGTTTGAAGTTTTGTGAGAAGATTCACTGGATCAATCTTGTTCATAGTATTTCTACCCGCTGAACCATCTGTGTACACATACGCGGGTGTGCTTGTGATGACATTCGCATTTGGGATAGCGTTTACACGACCAACACCAGTTACGGACACAACACCTTGTGATGCGTGAGGTTTAACCACAATACCTATATTTTGAATAAGGTTGGGAGCTCCATTATATATACCTGTAGGGGCAACATTTGAGAGACCCCCAGGTACAGTATTACTCACATAGACCGTTTCACCTTCTATAGTACCGGGAATTGAGATACTATCGGCACGCCCAAATGTAACAATCAGACCCTGTCCATTTTTAGCTAAATCCTGGTACACAACACCAAGTGCAGGCATTTTCGTGGGATAGCGAGCATCCGCTTTATCAACCACAAATGTATCGTTACCGACCGCGCCAGTCGCATACACAACTTCACCTTTACTTAATGCGACATTAGCCTTTGCGTACAAGAATGTGTGATTTTGAAGTTGGTTCGTCCAGTTTGAACCATCATACACGAGCATATCTTCGTTGGCGAGTGCCTTTGTCCCTAAGACAACATTCGCCAATTGGTTAAGTTTAACTTCAACATTGGAGTTAAGATCAGTTACGATGGAAGTCTTTGGATTCAAAAAGTTCATGGTGTTTGTGACGAAGACATTAGGACCCTTGAGGTGTGTATTGGCACTCACGATGAGTGACTTTGTGATTTCAACATTTCCAGACACATAGGCGTTCCCGGTGACACTGAGTTGTTTGGCGACATTCACATTGCCGGTGACGTACGCATTACCCGCGAGTTTAAAGTCTTTATTTGCGTATACATTTCCAGACACGATGAGTTGATTTGAAATTGTAATGTTACCCGTCGCGTAAGTATTCCCAGTTACAAGGAGATCCTTGTACGCTACAACATTGCCATCGGTGTACACATTGCCCATAACCTCAAGGTCCTTGTCGGCGTAGACATTTCCAGAGACAGTCAATTCTTGAGTCACATCTACATTTGTGGACACATAGACATTTCCACTCACAAGGAGATCCTTATACGCTACAACATTGCCATCGGTGTACACATTGCCCATAACCTCAAGGTCCTTGTCGGCGTAGACATTTCCAGAGACGGTCAATTCTTGAGTCACATCTACATTGGTTGAGACATATACATTTCCAGTTACAAGGAGATCTTCGTGGGCGTAAATATTAGCATCCACATGAGTCAACCCATACACATGTACATTAATGTCTTCGTCGGTCTTTGGTGTAAAGGTCTTATCCGTGGGCTGCGCGTCTGTGTAAGCAATGGCAAACTCATCCGTACCCTCTCTGTAACCAATGACGACATTTGAAAGGGCGTCTGGTCTATGCATGAGAACACCCAAATCAAGGGTTGTATCTCCAGATGTATTGTTTTTACCCAATTCTATGAGAGCATCCTTAATGGAAGTATTTTCGGTATAAATAATAGTTGTTTCACCATTTACGGTGAGGTTACCCTCAATTGTCATATCGCGGAGCACGGAGACATTCCCAGAGACAACGAGAATATTGGGACCCACATCATCAATGTAGAGATTTGAGCCAACACTAAGGGTATGTTGGGGAAGGAAGTTTGACAAACCAACATTTGAATCTGTGACTAAAGAAACATCATAGAACGCACCACCTATTAATTGAACACAATTAGATGCTATATTTGATCTATCAACGGCGAGTCCCAAGTTGACACCACCAACCAATGTGTTTGCAGATTCGCCAGATTCGGTAATTTCTTTGGTGTTACGATCGTACATTAAGAGTACAACTTCCGGTGCGGTGTAGTCCGGTCTATTACGAATGGGGGAAAGATATACGGCATTTGAATATGGTGTTGGAACCAAGACATTACTCGCATTGAAAACAACAGTATTTTCCTCCTGATCATTAGAGTCTGGTACATGCTTACCAAACCTAATCTTGGTAGATCTTTCCACCGAAGGTAAGTTCTTGACCATTTAATATATGGTAGTAAATTAATTTGCGTAAAGGAGACCAGCCATCCCATTTTGTATACGAAGTATGTTATAGTTTACTGCATAAATTGGATCATTAATGACCGTGTTTTCACTCATGATCTTTGCTGATTCAATTCTACTGAAATTGAGTGTGCCAGTTGGCTGGAGTGAGCTTGTCATGAGACAAAAGCAATAAAGGAAAAAGTCTGGTGAAGTGACAAAATTTGTATGATAATAATTCATTACATCTATAAAGTGTGGTTTACCCCATTTGTAATTGGATAATTCAACACCATTTATAACTAATTTAACTTTATTTGTTGGTGATGTAAGTGCGCCATTCGTTGTTGTGTCCGATGATGCGAGATACTTCACTGGGTGATTGAAGATGAGATCTTGAACTGTTTCACCACTTGGAATATTCTTTTGCACTTGGGTAATAAGAATATCGTGTGTTCTCGTGGCGATGTTCCCCCTCTCTTCGTTATCAAGATAATAGTAATTTGCATACATTTCAAAGTTGTAGTTGGCCGCTTGGGATCCCCAATGAATTCTCAATTCCACATTGTGATAGTTGAGGGCAACTAGAGGTAAAGCACATTGTGGTCCTTCGCAAAAAAAGAAACGAAGTGGGTAAAAATACGAGCGTGCGTGCACACCTGGATGGGTTCCAATCGCACTCCTTGATATATTTTGTGCAAATGTATCTATAGCGATTTTTTCAGTAAATATGCTATCTTGTGTATCAATGACTGAACCACCAATAAGAAGTTCGACTTTATCAATGAGTAGATCCCAACGAGAAGTATCTAAAGCTTGGGTCGTATCATCGATCGTCAAGTAAATGTATCCAAGCATATCACCTGATCTCTCAATCTGAACACTTGACATTGAATTATTTTTCACATCCCCGCGTATCGTTTGCTTTTCAACGGATTGTGAAAAATTAGAGTGTCGTTTGAAGGTTGAACTAAAAAACGATATCTCTGGGTTGCCCATAATGTACTCATCCTGAGCACCAATTGCTACAAGTTGAACAATACCCGAAGACATGTTATACTACTCTAAAGTGAGAAAATTACAAGTTTGGTTTTCTACACACGAAACGAATCACCAAAAAGTTTGATCCCGAATCGGTTGAATTTTTAATTGTATTACCATTTTGATCTCTAATGGCAACACTGAGACGATCAATACGGCGTATTGGATTGACATATTGTGTCGCGATTGTATAGTTATCTTTGAATGTGATGAGTGAATTACCCGCATCGTGTGTAGCATTTTCAGTGATGAGACTCGCAAATGACCCCCTGATCACACTTAATTCGGCTTGTCCAGTGAGAACATTTGAAGCACGATCATTGAAAATGGAATCCAACTCTTCGATGGAAACATAACAATGTTCAGTCACAACATTTGAATGAATATGCGCCGCAAGAAGTCTGGCCTGAACCACATTTTTGAGGGGTTGCTGAAGATGACAAGTAAAAGTATTCGCACTGTCTTGACCAATTGAATCAATAGTTATAGTATGATATTCATAGTCAAGATCTGGAATAGTTTGGGGCGAGGTAACCAAAGCCATTTAGTATTAGCTTAGATTAAAGATCCGCCAATTCCATCCTCAATCTCGTAGCCCGCTTGTTCCGCGACGAGCTTTTCGGAACCACAGAGTCCACCTGGAGTGAGAGACTTGGTGTAGGTGCTACCTTCGCTGGTGTACCCAGGAGCGCATTCCAATTTGTCTTCAAGATCAAAAATTGATTCTTCGTTGATCGCCTTAATGACGATTGGTCTGGGTTGGTACTTGCTGGTATTTTTCAACATACCAAGGATAAAGATAAGCACGATCAAGGCAACAATAGACATGATGGCATTTCGGTTGGCACGGTTAAGGTTTAACATATATAATGTACACACATAATTTTTTCTAAAGTGCGTTAAAGGATATTTAATAGTTTCATATTAGAGAGTAGATGGACGAAGAAATTGTCATTGATCGTGGAAATACTACTGTGATGAAATTGGACGCTGACGAACAGGCTCTGATGGATGAAATTGAGATTTCAGTGCCTCGTGCTCAGCCTGTGCGTCGTCCCACTTCTAACAGACCACCACCACAACAACCACAACAACAAGAAGCCATGGATGCTTTCGTAAACCCAAACAAGCAATCTGCACCAACTCAGCCACAACAAGAAGATGAAATTGACTATGGCGAGGATGATGACGCATTCTTTGACGATGCCAACGATGGACCCCAGTTTGGAATGCAGGAAGAACGACCCTCAAAGGGGTATTCTTCTATTGATGAAGAAAAGGCGGATCTCATTAACAAGTTGGGTCGCCTCGAAAAGAAAGGATTCAGTGTTAACAAGAGACTTACTGCATACTCTAACATAGACGAATTGAGAACTGAAGTGAAGCGGATCACATACAGTATTGATGTTGAACAATCTATTCGCTTCTCTCGGCGTATGTTGGTTGCTTGTGTGACTGGTCTAGAATTCCTCAACAAGAGGTACAACCCCTTTGAGATCCAACTTGAGGGTTGGTCGGAGTCTGTCATGGAGAATGTAGATGACTATGATGGAGTCTTTGAAGAGTTGTATGTCAAGTACAGATCCAAGGTCAACGTCGCCCCAGAAGTCAAGCTTATCATGATGTTGGGTGGTTCCGCGATGATGTTCCACTTGACAAACAGTATGTTTAAGAGCGCTCTCCCCAATATGAATGATGTTCTCAAGCAAAACCCAGAACTTATAAAAAATATGATGTCCGCAGTTCAAAACACGACGAGGTCACCCTCTGGTCCAGCCGATGCTGCTCCAGTTGGAGGCACTGGTCAGTATGAGATGCAGGGACCAGGGATTGACATCTCAAGCCTCATGGGTGGTGTCATGATGCCACCCCCACCACCAATGAATACAACTATACAACTTCCAGTGAGTGAACAAGATGATGATGATA